AGATCATGAATATACTTTTGAATTTTTAGACAATAGACACTATGGTACTCCTTTCGAAGTCAATGAGGGGATATCAAAAGAAGGCGTTAAAGATTACATGACAGCAATTTCTAAATATAAACCTAGAGATTATCAAATTGAGGGAGTATACGACGCTTTAAGACATAATAGAAAGTTGTTGATATCCCCAACTGCATCGGGAAAATCTCTGATGATATATTCGATTGTGAGATATTTTGTTGAGACAAAGAAAAGTACGTTGATAGTTGTTCCGACGACTTCCCTAGTAGAGCAAATGTATAAAGACTTTGCGGATTATGGATGGAATGTTGGTTCATTTTGCCACAAGATATATGCAGGTAAAGAAAGAGAGACAGACTCTCAAGTTATTATTACGACTTGGCAATCGATCTATAAACTCCCCAGAAAGTATTTTGAGAGATTCTCTGTTGTAGTTGGGGATGAGGCTCACCAATTTAAATCAAAGTCATTAATATCTATAATGACTAAACTTGACAATGCAAAATATCGTTATGGTTTTACAGGAACTCTTGATGGAACGCAAACACATAAGTGGGTTTTGGAAGGATTGTTTGGTCCTTCATATAAAATTGTTAAGACGGATGAACTTATGAAGAAAGGACATCTCGCAAAACTAGATATCAACGTGCTTCTATTGAAACACCCACCGAATAAATTTGAAAATTTTGAAGAAGAAGTTCAGTATATTATTGGTCATGACCGAAGAAATAATTTTATCAAGAACCTTGCTCTTGATCTCAAAGGCAATACTTTGATACTATTTGCCAGAGTTGAGAAGCACGGAGAACCGCTTTACAATTTGATAAATACTAGTAATATTATTGAAAAACGAAATGTCTTTTTTATTCATGGTGGAGTGGAAACCGAAGACCGAGAGAAAGTTCGAGAAATCACTGAACAAGAGGGTAATGCTATTATCGTTGCCTCGTACGGGACTTTTTCCACTGGGATTAATATCAAAAATTTACACAATATAATTTTTGCATCCCCGTCTAAATCAAGAATACGTAATCTTCAATCCATCGGAAGGGTTCTTAGAAAAGGAAATCAAAAAACAAGAGCTACCCTTTATGATATTGCTGATGACATTAGTTATAAATCTAGAAAAAATTATACACTCAATCATCTGATTGAAAGAATAAAAATTTATAATGAAGAAAATTTTGATTATGATATAGTAAACATACCTCTTAAAAATAATGGGTGAAGAATTTTACGCAGTTATCAAATTAGTTTCGGGAGAAGAAATTTTCTCACTCATTGTTGTGGATGATAATAACGATGATGATACTATAATAGTTCTCCAGAGTCCTGTTTTAATGTGGACAAACACAACTCCAAATGGAACTTTTATTAAAGTTAAACCATGGATGGAATTACCTGATGAAGATATTTTTATGATTAGACTTGATAAAATTATAACTATGACTGAATCTAAAGATAATAAATTAATAAAATTATATAATCATTATATAAATGACGAAGGTGATACAATTTATAAAGAAGAAGGTTTAGTTAAACCAAATTATGAAATGGGATATATCTCCTCTGTTGCAGAAGCTAGAATG